ACTTTTTCCTTTACAGCCAAACGCTCTAAAGTGTTATCTTCAAATCGAGATCTTCCTTCACGATCTCTAGCAAATTGTATATCATCAAACTGATCTGGAAACAATTCTTTAAATTTATTATCATAAAAACGTGGTGGTCGGCACTTTTTGCCACGCACCACAACCGAGTCAGTCGTATAAACGTCTAACATGAACTTATCAAACCAAGCCTGTCCAATACCAGGCTTAAGAGACATCTTATTAAATTCAGGCTTACGCTGAATAATCTCACCAGTCTCTAAATCACAATACTGATAATGCGCTTCTGCATCAACCACTTCGTGGTTTTCATTAACGGTTTTACCGTTAATCTTCTTCATAATATATCGCGCAACATAAGCAGCAGACTCAAAGTTAACATCACCAATAGAGCTATAGCCATACGGCCAAAGCTCTTTAAGTATTTCTGACGTATATAAGATAGACCCAGTCTGCGTTCTTTGGAAAAACTTCTTATCTTGAAAATCAAGACCAAAGATACAAGCATGGAAATGAGGACGATCAAAAGATTCACCATATTCACCTGCCATATAAAAACGAATAGTCTTTCCAGTGTAACGCTTTCTCAAGCGTTTCATAAAAAGCTGGAAATCCTCATAATGTAAAGAATAATCTTTAGGACAATGCTCTGGAGCATATGTCAAAGTAATAAAACAATTACTAGTATGCATTTGTGCCTCATGCATACAACGAACGGCCCACTGACGTGACCGTTCAAGGCGACAACCAACACACTGACCACAAGGCAATGACAAAGTACGGACTACGTCCGCACCTGATATTTCCCGCCAAATAATAGACCTGTCAGCGCATTGATAAGCCGTTAAAGGCTTATAACACGCCATAAATTAAAGTCTATAACCACCACGTTGCGGTGAAGTACGCATATTAATAGCTTTGGTCTTGCTTACGCCACGACGAAACTTCTTAGCAGCATACTGCTTTTTCATTGGTTTTCTATAAAGACTCATAACATTGCACTCCGTAGTTAAAAATGTGGTTTTGGTGTCACCTAGCACAGTTACATCAAGTAAAGTAACTGTGCTGGAACCGACTTACGTCGATTCCTTAGGTGTTTCTACTGCAGAAACGATGGATTCAACCAATGGTTGTCCATCAATAAGACCAATCTGAATCGCTTCATCGCGATTCTCTTCATTCTGAAGAAAATTCAATAAAGCATTAGGGTCATGATCAAACCTTGCCCTAATCTTAGCTGGCAAAGCCATAAAAGCCTCCTCAGAGGCACGAATAGCATTCAAAGCAGAGTGGTAATCAGACACACCACTAAAATCGCCGTATGACGGCTCTAATGGCGTTACTGGTAATTGACCAGTTACGCCAAAACGCTCAACTAAAACGTTAATATCACATTCATCCTTCATGTGTTGTTGAGCCAAACTCGGGTCTTTACAATCAAGACCAGACTCTTGTGAAACAAGAGCCATATCGTAATTATACGGATTACGAACAAAAACTTTAGTCATATTCATTCCTTATCTAACATCTAAACCAAAACGACCAAAACGGCCTACATTAACACCAACATTCGGTGTATTCTGCTTAACCAAACCGCCATAAGCGGCAGCAGTACCAGCCTGAGAAGCCCATGCAGAACCTTTTTTCATGGCTTCAGGCATAAGATACTCGGTTGTACGAGCATTAGCAATAGATGCCCTAGCATAAGCAGCTTTAGTAAGCGTATCTTGCATAAGATTACGCACACGCTGAGGCATCATATTAGACAACTCATACTGCTTAATAGCAGTATCGGCATCTTGATTAAGAGCCTGGGACCCTAACAAATTACTTTGTTGGTCCTGTAATTCAATCTGAGAAAGAACTTGATCGCGATTGATATTAATCTGGCGAGCAGTCGAACCAGCAGACGCAGAAGATTCACCAATATTAGCTGCAGAACTAGCCGTCGCACCTGACGGCACCGCAGCACCGCCTTGTGAATAAGCAAGCATAGGAGAAAGACCTGCAGCCTTTAAATCCTCTACACGTCGCTGAAACGACGTATTCGCCATCTCAGTCTGATAATCGCGTCCAATCTGAGCTTGTTCAGCATTAAACTTCTGAGATTGCATAGCACCAAGTGCAGAACCTGCAGCACTTAACCAAGGCTGACCAGTAGCAACACCAGCTACTGAAGCAATACCACCTAAACTAGACAATAATCCCATACTAACGCCCTCCGGTTGTTTCCTCACTACCCCTTTCGGGGTAGTCGAGGTATCAATTAAAAGTGATCAATTAAACCTGGAACACTGTACATAGGCATAGGTCTAGCCATCTTACAATCAAAAAACGCATCCATCAAAAACTGCTGACCGTTAGCAGCTGCACCAACTGCAGTAGTACGGTCAATAGGTGGCGTTTCTTGAATAAACGTAGAATTCAACGTCGGTAAAGAAGTAAACTTCTGAGCATAATGCCAAGGATCAATCGTACCAGCTGAAGTTGACTTAAACAAACCTGTAATTTGAGAAGGTTTATAACGGTACTCTGCCCAACGTTCCTGGTATCCAAATACATCATCATCAGTTGAAGTACCAGTAACATAAATTTCCTTGTTCAAAACAGCCTGCTCACCCAAATGAGCAAAAACAGGGAAATAAAAATCGTAACGTGTCTCACGAGACCACATCTTAGGTAAACCTTGCTGATATGTCAAATCAGCACGAACGTTTACCAATCCAATTATGTATCCATGTTCTTGAGCATGATACGTAAAACCGTGTCCACTAGCCAACGCAGTACCCATTGCAGCCAAGTTACCAAGCGGAGTAGCACCACCAGAAATCGAAGTAGCAGACGTCTGAGCAATAGGGTTAACATTAACATAAGTAGAACCACCACCAATATACTCAGGACGTTGTAAACGATAATCTTGAGGAGTCACACCAAAATGTGCACGTAACAATTCTGTATAACGTGTACCACCTCGCGCATCGCGCTCAAGCAACTTCTGAATCTGAAATGACTGACGTAACTGATTAATTGTTGCAGCAGTCGCTGTAGACAAATCAGCATAAAGACTGTTTGTAACGTTTGTAGTAATTGAATCTAACTTAATACCAGCAGAATCATACAAAGTATTCTGAGTACCAGCAACAGTACTATAAACACCGACTAAAGCACCAAGAGGACCATCAGTAGCAACAGGAGCTCTAGTACCTAAAGGTAATGAAACAGAAGCACCCTTCTGAGGCCAAGGTAAAGCACCAGTAAAATAATCTTTACGCTTACCACGACGTACCATCGTGTAATCAGTAACATCATCACCACTGTCACCAGTGTTAACAACAACAGAATTTTGTAAATTCTCGTCTCTAAACCACTCGTTATAAATTAAATTATAAGCACGTAACGGTAACGCATTATGCGTAACCGTATTGCTGCCAATAATCTGGCCAGCAGTAGGAAGACCAAAATGGTCAAAAATAGAACCAACAGCATAACCGCCTGCAGGCGATGTAATCTGCGGAACAACATAAGATATAGAATCACTTGGGTTCGCTTGCTCACCCATGAACTTAACCCAATTAGTCCAAACTAATCGGTTAGGAACAAAAAAGAAAAATGTATCCAGATGCAAATTATCCATCACTGGAAACAATGGCGTAGCCAAACGAGCAAACATAGTTGCTTTAACATTGTGCATATCGCCCGGAAGGACTTCATCACAATAAATAGGAACTAAATAACCGCCATCAAACGTAGTTTTATGTGCGTATTGAGTATCAAAACTAGAACGCGGAATTTCCGCTTTCGGAACCATAGCAAAACTATGAGAACTTACTGATTTATTGCGATGCATATCAATCTCCCAAAATATTCCGTACCACCCTATAGGGTGATACGGTTTAAAAAAACTTACTCACCATCTCTAATCATAATATCTTTAGCTCTCGCAATCATCTTAGGAGAACCTAATAAATCCATAGTACCAGAATTATCATCAAAAGTACCAAAATAAAACAACTGAAAATCATCTGGGTGTTTGTACAACTGATTATCATCAGACGCTCGATTAACCTCGTCTTGAAACTGACGAACAGCAACACCCTCAGATGCAACAAAAGCTGGACGACCATAAGCACCAGCTGCAGTATCTAAAATAGAAACAATAACCATCTTCATAAAAACTCCTTTAAATCTTACGTTTTAAAAGCGATAACTTAGCCAAAACGACTTTTTCCTTTACAGCCAAACGCTCTAAAGTGTTATCTTCAAATCGAGATCTTCCTTCACGATCTCTAGCAAATTGTATATCATCAAACTGATCTGGAAACAATTCTTTAAATTTATTATCA